ATATCGTCAAGTGTGATCATATGGTGTTAGTGTCAAATGGGGTAATCCAGTCTTCATTGCTATTAGTTACTGTTGCAACAGTAATATTTCTTGCATTTAATCTTTGTATAAGTCTATTATACGATGCTTGAACAGTTGCAGTAGTCATACTGCCAGAGTTGTCAATAAAAATAGCAATTTCAGATCCATCTGGTATACTATCTATATTACAAATATCATACCATTCTGATATATTGCTGGTGCTACCACCATCACGATTTACTGAGATAGGTCCAAATGTTTTATTAGCAAAATTCTTTCCAGTAAATGATGAGTCAACAATAGTAACTTCGCCGGTTTCTGATATTTTATCTCCTTCACTATTTTCTATTTCAAATTTAATTTTTTCAGTTCCTTCTGTCAAACCATCTGTTTTAACAGCAAAAGGAAAAGAAGCAACATTATTAGTTACACTAACCGTTCTAACAGTTGTATCAAAATCAGGAGATGGATTTCCATCTAATTTAATTGGTCTAAGTGTAAGATTAGTACCATCTGGAATTCCTGTAGTGTTAAGTGTAACTGTTATCGTAGAACCTTCTAGAATAACAGTTGCAGATAAAGATGGTGTTATGGTAAATGGTACATCTGTAATTACAAAAGTTCCTGTAGCAACTACTGTATTACTAGAATCTCGTACATTTACTGTAATTGTTTCATTTGATTCTACATCAGCATCTCTTTTTGCAACAAAAGAAAATGAACCAGTATTATTAGTAATATTAAAAACACCATTATGTGGATTGACTTCTGTTGTGGGACTTATATTGTAATTTAGTGTGGTTCCATCTGGTATATTTTGAGTTGTCACAGTAGCCATAACAGTTGCACCTTCAGCTACTGTGGTGGGTGATAGTGAAACTGAATATGCTGGTGTTAATGATGTATCGTTAATCGTGACAGTTGAACTTGTAGCTACAACAGTTCCAGATGTACTATCAGTTCTTAACTGAAGAACAAATTGTTCAGATCCTTCAGTCGTAAGATCATTTTTTATAGTTACCTGTACAGTTCCAGTATCACTATTA